AAACAGGATTGCCTGAGCCAGTACTAATCCCAATAGCGCCTGTGTTGGTAGTGAGTTGGCAGAGATTTTGCCCGATACCATCAAATGCGTTAGCCACAATGCCTGAAGTGCTATAAGCTCCAGAAGTGATATTTGTAGTAGTTCTATAGTTTGCATTTAGGACATCCACGGTACCAACTGGTAGGTAGTAATACGTCTGGTCGGGGATCAACCCCATAACATATTTGTTAATTGCCCAATAGTTAATACCCCAGTTAGCAAGACTAGAGAGCAAATAATACAGACTTTCTTTTGCTGCATTAACTTGCTCGTTTGTTAATTCTTCGGCAAGTTTTCCTGCACGACGAGCACCGTGGTCAATTAGATCTTGAACAGAGATAACAGTCTGGCCAACAGTCCCGCTTGTACTCATCTCACCACCCCACTATTTTGTTAATTTTACCACCTTTTTTGACTTTAGAAGGAAGATTTGACACATCTTTACCTTTGTCTGCCATAACAAATTCATGCCCTATAGACTGCGGGATGTTAAGTCTTTTGGCTGCTTTTTTATCATGAGCAACCAGTTCCATCAGATTATGCTGTTTTTTAGATTTGCTAGGCATACTTGTCCTTTTCTATGTCCAGTTACCTACAGCAATGTTGGCTGCGGCTGTGCCTGAGATTGGATAGGTCTTGAAGTAGGAGTTAATACCGACTACAGCAGCAGAAGCTACACCTAACGAAACTGAAGGGATAACTGTACCAGCCGTAGTAATCTTAATTGTTCCACGAATCAACGCATAACCTACAGTATTGGCAGAAGTTGTTGTAAGTGCAGTATTGGCTGCAGTACTGTAAGTTAATTGACCTGCTGTTGCAGTAATTAATGTAGCAGTACCTTTTTCAGCTATTGACATCCAACCCTGTGAGCCAATTACCGCAGTACCAGCTACCATTGCAAAACCAAATGAGCCTGTAGTGGCAGACATAACAGACAACGAATAAAAACACTCAAAATAATGTGTGCCAATAGGAAGTGTAATTGCACCGTTGGTTGTTGCGTTAAACAGCTTTTGAGCAGCAGTTTGTGAAGTTAGCGTGTAAGTTGTGTTTAAAACAACATACTGCTCATTACGAATGATACCGCGAGTAGAGTTTGCTATGGAGAAATAGGGAACTGTACCGTCATACTCAAACGCGCCAGCTTGTGCTGTAGCTAAGTTAGTACCGGATGTGAGCTTTAATGGCGCAATTGAGCCAGCACTAGCAGAAATAATTGCACTAGCCGCCGTTACTGTTGTTCCGTTAAATGTTAAGTTGGCAGAGCCTGTTAATGCTCCAGCGGAGTTATATTGAATCTGCGTATCTGAGCCGCCTGCAGCAGCTGAAACAGTTAAGTTACCACTTCCCAAAACAGAAGAGCCATTGATGGTCTTAATGTTGGTACCACTTACTAAAGCGTCTTGCTTTCCATTAAATGTAGACCAATCGGTAGATGATAAAGCGCCGCGGTTCGTTGCAGAAGCTGTAGGTACATTCAGCGTAATAACAGGCGTTGTAGTGCCTGTTGCTACAGTGGAACTAAGATCTGTGCCTGTTGTACCAAGTGTTAGTGCTGCAACGCTGGTTACTGTGCCTGTAGTAGGCGTTGTCCAAGTCGGAGTTGCACCTGGGCCAGCAGATGTAAATACTTGACCTGAAGTACCAGCGGAGCTACTTAATAAAAGAGCTGTCTTTAGATCAAAACCTGAAGCGCCTAATTGCATCTTCCAAGCTGATTTAGCTACGTTAAACCCACCTACGTACCATTGATGCGCATTAGATGAGCCTGTAGAATCAGTTGCATACACCAGGTTACCTGTTTTGTTAGCGCCGCTAGGGGCTGACATAAAGATATATCCCTCATTGGCGCCTGTAAGAAGATAATTAACGTCTGAGTACGTGGAGCTTGTAATACCCACATCAATCCAACCAGAGGCATCAGTGCCATTATCTGGATAAGCAGCTAAGTCAGCAGATGCACTTGAACCAGCTAAGTCATTATGAATGTATGCTTGAACATACTGGTTTGCAGAGCCAGCAGCAGCAATAATAGGATTAGTAGCACCACCAATCAATGTGCCGTTACCAATATCAAGGAATCGGGTAATAGACCAGTCACCAGCGTTATTGACTGATCCTAATAATGATCCAGCAACGCCACCATTGTAAAACTTTATGCTGTCAGCACCGCCAACAGAGATGCGACCAGCAGCGCCTACTGTATCGTAGTCCATTACTATGCCATCTACATAAGTTCCTGTAAATGCACTATCAGCTAATACGCCACCTGTTGCTTCTAAGTTCGTAGCTTTCGCTGTGGTGCCGTCCCAAGTGAGATTGGACGAAGCACCGAATGCGCCGGAGTTGTTGAACTGAATCTGTGTATTAGCGCCAGCAGGGGAAGTACCGCCACCTCCGCCAGTTGCGTTGATTGTTACAGCGCCAGTTCCTCCGGTAGGAGAGATCGTTACATTGGTTCCAGCAATAATCTGTGTGACCACAGGTACATCGCCAGCGCCAAGTAATGTAGTACCACCAACTGTCTTGATGTTGGTACCTGAGACCAATGCTGCTTGCTTATTGTTGAATGTTGTAAAGTCAGTCGCTGCCAAGTACCCATCAACTGCCGTTGTCGACTTGGCTATACTAATCGCAGGTGTTGCCCCACCAGTCGATGAGACCGGTGCAGTGCCAGTCACTGAAGTAACTGTGCCTGACCCTTTGTTGTTGAATGTATTCCAATCGGTGCTTGTTAAGTAGCCACTTGTTGATGTGGTTGCTTGTGCAATGACCAAGTGACTACCACTTGTACCTGAGCCGCTAAGCGGCGCATCTGCCGTGACCGCAGTAAGGTATGACCCAGCTGGTTGTTTATTGTTAAACGTATTCCAATCTGTGTTTGTCAAATATCCGCTTACGCTTGTTGTTGCAGCAGGAATCGATAGATGACTTGCCGAAGTTCCAGCACCTGTCAATGGGACATCGACTGTAACCGCTGTAAGATAAGAGCCAGCAGGTTGTTTGTTATTGAATGTATTCCAATCGACAGCTGAAAGGTAACCATCAACCAATGTCGTTGCTTTGGCCATACTGATGGCAGGTGTTGTGCCACCTGACGAAACAACTGGCGCTGCACCTGTTACCGATGTAACACCGCCGCTTCCACCTGTTGCATTGATCGTTACCGCGCCGGTTCCGCCTGCTGGACTGATCGTTACGTTGGTCCCTGCGATGATTTGTGTAACAGCACCGCCTCCGCCTCCACCAGGGACCCAGCCATTGGTGCTAAGAAAGTACCCTGCTTCTGCAATTAATGGCGCAGGCACTTCGCCTTGTTTACCGTCAAGCCCTCCCGTAGGAGACTCAAAGGTACCAAAGTCAATAATGCCCGAATGCGGGGCTACTGACATATTACAAGCTTTCTATAAAGGCTTTGTGCTTTGCAATGATCGCTGCTTTTGTTGCTTCGGCATCTGCCTTAGCTTCATTAGCTGCACTAACTGCATTGTTCAACGATAATGTCGCTGCTTGTGCTGCTGCTTCAGCTTCTTTTGCTTTAGCATCAGCAGCAATTGCCGATTTTGCATTGTCTTGTGCAGTAATCAAGACTGCGCCTGCATCAGCTTTTAATACATTTGCATCATTAACTGTCTGTTGTGCTTGCTGTCTTGCTGCAGATAAAAGACTTGATATTTCATCTTGAGCTGCTTGCTTTACTTGATCAGCTGCAGTTTGCGCGTCAACTAACTTCTGTTTTGCGGCAGCTAACGCTGTTTCAGCATCATCACGAAGTTGAAGTACTTGATTTGCAGGGCCGACTAATGCGATTGTCTTATTGTTAGCATCCGTAGCATCTTGTAAAGCTTTGAGCTTAGCAGTGTACACATCAGGGTTAGACACAACAGCTAATAAATCAAATAGCTGACTTGAAGCATTTGGCGAAGTACCGTCAATGTTTGTAGTAATCATGCTATACTCCCTGCTTCAATAATTGCCAAGGTTACAACACCTGTACTTGCTGTAATTGAATATCGAACAGCAGTAACAGGGTATGCAATATTAGCATCTTTAGTGGTTGTCTGTGCTGTTAATGTCGGATGATTAGTCCAATTGCCTGAAGCAGGTACATAGTTTGCAGCAAACACATCATCAAATGTGTATTGCACTGTATAAGTAGGTGTGCCTGATACAACGGTTGCGCCTAACGCTACGTTGAATGGCGTCACATATTGGTTAAGTGGTACAGGAACTGAAGTACTAACGTTAGTTAGCGTTAACGTGGTGGGACGCATACATTCTCCTAAATAGATAAAGACAAAGGTTTCCCCTTGTCTTTAATCAATTTCATTTAGCCATTTTCTTCATATGAGTGAAACCACCCTCATTTTTACAAGCCATTGTTACGTGACCGCCGTCTTTATAACCTGCAGGTTTGCCTTTAGCAATCCCACCAGTTTTCAAACCGCGATGCGCAACACTAGCTTTTTCGCTTTCGTGAGTTTTCAAGTCTTTCTTTACAGATTTGATTTCACGCTCTTCTTTGTTTTCTTCAGCTTTGCCGCCTTCTTTGCGCTGAAGCAAAGCTGGAGTAGCAGCAGGAGGTCTAACCATCATAGGTCGTCTGCCTGCAGGACCTGCAATAGGTAATCCACCCATTGCCATCTTTTTAGCTTTACCACCCTTTTTCATGCCTGGGCCTGCTTCATCTGCCGTAGGCTCAGTTGTCTGCATTTTAGACATACGTTTAAAGTTATTAGTTGCCATGACTTAATCTCCGATTAAACTACTAAGTTTTGGTTAACACCTAGCGCGCCCAAACGAGTTGCATTTGGTCCTGAACCAATGCCAGGGACTAAGATACCGCCAACAATACGCTTAATACCGTCATTTGCTGCAGATGCCACATAAGTGCCACGCACATCGCCTGACGTTGTAGTTGCCGGATTAGTTGCATCAGCCGCTACAAAAGTGCCTGCATCTTGCGCCAATATAGCACCTTGTTTAATTGTAGCCAAGAACGGTACTGCAGTGATACGTACAGGGAATCCAAGAATGTCAGTAGTGCCGACAGTAATTGTCACTGTAGTTGATGCGCTTGAAGTAATACCACTGATCTGGTAGAATGCCTTTAAGCCGTTCACTTTCGTTGATGCAACAGCGCTTGAAGTAATAGCTTCACTCATTGCTTGACCGTAGAAGTCGAATCCAGTTACTGTGATTGTCGAAGCAGTTGGCGAACCAGATGCTGTCGTCACACTAACTGCGCGTGGCACGTCCAATTGATAAAGAGTTTGACCTGCTTTACCGATGATTGACTGTACACCTTTACCTGCGGTTAATGTTAATGCAGTACCTACGCCACCGATTTGTGCAGTAGCAATGTTGTTCGCAACTAATGCAACAGGTACGAGGTCCCAAACATAAATACGACCAAGAGGTCCTACACCTTGGCTCATCAATGATGGATCACCAAGATCTGATGTGCCGTATGCGGTTACCGCTGCTGATGCTGCTGTTTGCGATATAGACACAAGATAAGTGCCTAACCCACCAGTGCCTGTACCGAATGCAGTAATGGTTGTACCTGCAGTGACGTTTGCACCGACAAGTACCATACCTACTGCTAAAGGAGGCCCAACCCATGCTGTAACAGTTAATGTACCGCCACCTGTTGTGGCAATTGATGCTGTTAAAGATGCAGTGGAAACATGATTTGTGCTAGTACCCATATTGGTAGTAGCATTACCTAAGAATAGGTCGTCTGAAAATTGTGGCATTTGTCTTTCTCCTTGAAAAGCTTAGACAGATTACATTAAAAAGAAAGGGCTGAGCGTTTGACTCAGCCCTTGTACTACTTAGACTCCGGGTGTTCCATACATAGAACGCCAGTCAGTCCAGCTTGGCCAATAACGCTCAGTGGCTTTGTAGCGCATGGAGTCGGTTTCAAAATCGCCTTCCATGGTCTTCTCAAGCGCACGACGCATCATCAACTTCATGCCTTCTGGTGCATCGGTTTGAACCCACCAGTTAGTTGCTGAAGTCAAACGACTGATTACTGAAGCACCTTCTGGCAACAATCCAATTGATTTAATTGGGTTGATGTCATTATTTGCTGTACCAGCACGTAGAACTGACTTTAACAATACTTCGGCTTGAAACACGTTGCCAGGTGCTACAACCAATTTTAGTGGCTGTAAGCGGATCTTCTTACCGTTGTTGTCAACAGCTTGACGAACCTGAATCAACATTTGCTCAAGTGAAGTCTGGGATAAGTTAGCAGCAGTAGAAAGTATATTACTTGTTGTGCCGTTAACGATTGGGTGAGCAGTACTATTCAATGCAACACCATCACCGCCAGTATAAGCACTATTGAAAGCGCGGTTAAGAATGTTAGCACAGAGCAATTCTTTAGTTTCAATCAATGATTGAGCTAAATGTTTTGCATATACTTGTCCAATACGGATATGGTCACCATCTTCAACTAAAACCTTAGTCAAAGCAAATGCCAAACCAAAGACTTGGTATACATAGCGTTGCAGGAATAACACACCACCTTGTTGATAGCTTACTGGGCTACCGTCAGGCAATTGAGGAGCTGCACCAAAACCGTACAGTACTGGCTCTTCATGGTAGTTACGTGGAATGCCTGATTGTTCACGGAAAACCGTGGACCATTCATCGGCACGTTGGTCATAGACACCGTCAAAAGATTCGTTGAGGATAGGCTCAACTATTGATCGGAAGTCCGTACTGCGCATCGGGGCTGCCATAGTTCAGTTCTCCTTAAATTGCGGTTACGGCGGCAACGAACTGAGGTTTAGAGATCTGTACACGTACAACTGTATAAGCGTCTCCCCAGTTATTGTCAACGTTCGGTGCGATATCAACAATACGCATTTGGCCTTGTGTACTAGAGCCTACTAAAGAAGCAGACATAGTGCATTGAGACAAACCAGTGGTTGTTGAACCAGCCGTTAGATTAGTGAAGTTTGCTTCGTTACCGATAGCAGTTTGTGCAACAGCGCCATCAGCTTGGATTTCATAAACGATCTGTTGATCATTATAGAAATAAGCGATGATGTTTGTGCCTGTTGTACTGGCTGGCCAGTAATTAGAAACACGACGACGACCAGTTGTATCAGTAAACTCGACACCTTGGAATGAACCTGAAAAAGCTTCAGTCGTAGCGACGGGAATAATCTGACCACTGTTCGCGGAATACGAGACTGGCTGACCTTTTAAAATATTGGTCGCATAGCCAGACGGGATGCCATTTGTTAGAGCCTGAGCACGTTCCAAACCAGTTGGGAAAAATGCGGGGCGCAAACCAAATGGAGCGTTAGTAGCTGACATAGATTGCTCCTTAAAATGGTTAATAGATTTTGGTTTTAGCTTTGTTCAAAGCCGATTTAGCAAAATCACATTATCGCGATTTTAAGTGCTGCGAATTCTTTAGAACTAAGCGCTAAACTTCTAGCGCTTATATAAAACTGATTATATCCCTATTTATTCAAATATGGGAGCTTTTTTACTCATATCAAATTCCATACCGTCACCTTCAATATTGCCTAGGCGTTTACCACTGTTATCCTTGGCATTCAGAAGCTGTTCTTGCTGGATTTTGATCTTTGTTTGCTCGTCCATCGGAGCATCATGATGCATCTCTTGCATGATTTCTTGATAGAGTTCATTAGGGATCTTGTACAGAACCATCTCATTAACGGAAATAAAGCCTTCCATTTCACCAGATTTAACCTTCAGATGTTCAAAACCAGGCACATCTTCAGCTGTAACAGGTGTGTACCCCATTCTGAGACGCTTATGAATCGGATCATACGTGGAGGTAGTCGATAACCAGCAAGGGTGAAAACCAGGTATCGCCGGTACTGTCGGTAAGGCTTCTTGCTGCCACTCAGATCTGAACATACGACGACGCTCTTCTGATGAAATCATCTTATCTTCTGGAGGTTGACGGGATGCATCTTGAGATGCACGGGATTCACGACCTGCAGTCGTGTTTTTCTTTAAACGATCATCACTCATGATTAGCCTCTATTCTTGTTTGCACGGTCATAATCAATGAACCGTTGTGTCATTTTTTTACGTAGCTCAGGGTTATCCCAAGCACCCGCTTCTTTCATTGCTGCCACACGCTCTGGACTAATCCTAAATTCATTAGATTTAGTGGTTGCAGTGGTGTCTCTACCTGAACTTGTCATAACTGACCTTGGTCGTGATGTTTTTTGAGCATTAGGGCTTTGCTTTGGCAAGTACTTACTAAGACGATCGCTTAACTCGTCCCAATAATCTTCAGAAGTTGGGTCGTACCCTTCATCTGTAAGCTTTTTGTCAACGATCTGAGCAATCTGAGACTCCTCATTACCGCCTCGTGGGTCATACCATGGGTTATCTTCCATCCAATCAGCAGCCATCTTCTGAACCATCGGATCAGGTACTTGGATGTTCTGTTGTTGTGGTTGGTTGATCTGACGAGTTGCATTTTGCTTGACACTTTCAAGTGACTCAAGTTTTCGCTTAGATTCATACCAGAGTTCTTGAGCTCGGGTAACACCTTCACCGTCTTGATGAGCAACTGCTTCTGATAACTTCATCTTAGCATACTCAACTTGAACGCCAGCATCATCAATCGCTTTGTCAACTCTTGCCAATTCAGCGCCTGAACTCTTCCGTTCTACTACTGCTAGACGGTTAGATAATTCAGAATTCTGTCTTTTCAATGCATTGATAAGCGAATTTGATTCTTTAGCTTTTTCACGATGAATCTGCTTCTTTAAGCGACGCTCTTCACGCCTAGCTTCTCGAATTTTTTCGCGATCTTCATCATCAGCACTACTCGTACCTGCGTCTAAGTCATCATCATGCTCATCCGCGCCTGATTGTGGGTTCGATTCACCATCTGGTAGTTGTACTGCCGCACCACCGTCTTGCAACTCTTCTACGGCTAATTGTGTTTCCATTTTATCTGTTGGATTCATGCTAGTTTTCCTTTCAAAACTTAAATGAATGCTTTAATTGCACGAGGATCTCCCGTAACTTTGCCGATTAACTCATGGTCATTAAAGAAAGTAAATAATGCTTTCCCATTTAACCCTTCTTCATCAACATAGTCTACTTCCCAGCGATCGCCACCCCATTTAACAACACGGACAAAGTCACCGACTTCAGCCCATGCGCCTTCTGGCCATGGTTCACTAGTATCTCGCTGTTTAAATGCAATAGGACCAACGGCTAGTACTTTGCCGATTTGGGTATTCCATTTTTCAGTTTCTTTGGTTTCAGGCGGGAGTAAGATACCTGCGCTGGATACTTTTTCTTTGACCGCACGTAGCTGAACTAGTACGCGAGCACCAAAGGGGATAATCATAGGATCAACATCTGGAAATGCTTCTTGAATCGTCTGCTCAACATCAAATGACATACGTCACTCCTTTTAAAGCTCTATACAGAGCGGTTTTACTACAAATCTTTGTCTTGCTTTTTCAATAGTTCATCAACCATACTAAGAGCTTCACCAAGCCCTTGGTTAATGCCTACTAGACGGTGGTATGCTTCAATATTAATTGCCCCACCATCTGCAAGTGAAAGGGCAATTTCTAGTTGCCGATTCTTAATATTACCAATTAGTTCAGCGACCACGTGCTGAGCCACCTTTTTTCATTGTAGCAATCTTAGCTGTGCCTGCTTTAAAATCAGGCTTTTTAGGGCCGCCATCTGCAAGACCACCAACTGCAAATTTCCGAACACCACCGCCTTTTTTAAGCTTGTTGCCTTCGGTGATTCCCATTGCCATTTTTTTATGCGCACTAATTGCTTCAGTCATTTGATTCTCCTATTGTTGAGGTGTAGGTTGGGGTGCTGCAGGTTGTGCTGCTTCTGCTTGTGCAGCTAATTGTTGTTGCATTCCGGCTTGCTGTGCTTCTTGCGCAGATTGCTGTGAACTTTGAACATGCTGCTGAGCTGCTTGTTGCAATGCTTGTTGATGTTCTACTTCTGCTTGTTTAGATTCAAATTGCTTTTCAATAGTTAATGTATTGATGTCATGCGTCATTTTAGCAGCTTCAATTTGCTGTTGACTTACAATTTGAGCTTCTTTTATCTGACCATCTTGATTCTGTTTCTGAGCATCTAATTGCAATCTAGCTGCATCAACGGCTTCTTTACGCTTCGTTTCTGCCATTGAAGTTTGTGTAAGGGCATTCACTTGAGCCATGATATTTGGATCAGTAGGCGGCATAGGTTGCTGTTGTTGTATGGTGCGCATCATCTGCATCATCTGTTGGATACCTTGCCCTACCTCAGCTAGATTTTGGGCAGAGTCTTGATGTACGTGCTGTAATGCAGCTGCCAAGAGTTTCTGAGCTTCTTGTGGAATTTCTTTAACTTTCAATGCATCATATGGGCTACCTAATGCAGCTGATGTATATGCATCGGCTTGGTTCAAGTACCAAAGCGTCAAATGCTGCTTTAGATGCTCGAGGCATGCGGGTATGAATGATGGGGCAACAATAGGGTTTGCACCAAAAATAGGATCTTTAGCATATGAGATATGTGACAAGAAATGCGCAATATGGTCTTGGTTGGGGAATGCGCCAACAGGCCTGCCAAGGGTCATTGACACATTCTCTAATGCAGGGTTCATGTTCTCCACTTTATGCGGATCAGGCAGAACACCATTAATGTCAGAGATCTTGATCTGTTTAAGAATGCGCTTTTCAACTTCTAGACGATTATATAAGTCAGGGTTTTGCTGAGCACGTTGAGAAAGCGTTTGAATTTGAGCATAGCGCTGTGACTCTGCAAAAATGTGCGGATCGCTAACTGGAATAATATCCGAGTTATAAATAAAATCATCTTGCGTAACTTGTAAATCAGCCACAATCTCTGTTTTACGCTGCTCATCTAAGTACCAGCGATTTAAACGAGCCAATACTTTAAAGACGCGGCGCTGTGAATCATGCAAGCGTGAATGAATTGAGCTAAAGACTACCGAGCCTTGCTCAATCAATGCTTGAGTAGTGCCCACAGGAGCATTAGATGTTACATCTGCTATCTTCTCTTCTGCAGTTGTAACTACACCTTTAGCAGCTGCTGTTAACCAACCTAGTAACTGAAACAGAACAGGCGATGGCGGATTAAATGGAACTGCCATGGCAATCTTACGAATGTCATCTACTCCTGGCGCGCCTTCGATCTCAGATACTTGAGTAGGCTCAATCGTCGTTGACTGACCGCTAACTTTAGCACCCTTAAGTTTAAGCATCGTCGGCGCGGTGTTGATGTGCGCGGAGTCGAGCAAAGCGCGTAATGCGCCAGTAAGAGCAGCACTAAGCCCACCAATAAGATGAGGTAAGCCAATAGCATAAGCACCACGCCAAGGTATGAATTTAAACTCAATAAGCCAGTCCAGCTTAGTGAAGGTGTCATCTCCATCCTCCCAGTTACGATATAAGCCTACAACGGAGCGCTCATTCTCATCGATCATAAGAATATAAGGAGCTCGCTCTGAGTTGCTTAGACTGTCATCTTCTAGCTCTAGCCATGTGAAGATATGAAATACTCTGCGAATTCCGTCAATGTTATCAGCTTGTGAACGGCGACCTTCAATCTTATTGTTCGCTTTTTCAGCTTTTGACTCATCAGGTTCTTGACTGACTCTATACACATCTAAGTCAGCATACAACCCAGTACTGACTCGAATGTCAAATTCTTCCTGAGTAATGTCTTGAACTTCAGTAACACGTGCTGCAGTATAGAAATTACCTGCTGCAAATGGCAGATAGATGTTATCGATAGGAACGAACTCAGAGCAGGGACGTTTCTTTTTCTCATCGTACCACATTTTCATGTACTGCGAGCCACCAAGAGGTAGCTGCGTGAGCATCTGCTCCTCTTCGTCGCGATATTCTTCAATCTGCTCAGTGAGCTGCCAGTTCATGTAATCGCGCTTACGCTCTGCTCTGGCAGTCTTCTCTTCAGTCGCCTCACCAATGATCTTGGTTCTGACTGGCCCTTCTGCTGGGAATAACTCCTTGATAGCTCTTGCTGCGAAGTCCACGCAAGCTTCTGCCATCACTGGATGGACTACTTTGGATGCCCCTTGAAACTGAGCACCGCCAGGGGCATCTTGGCCTAAACCTGTTCTGCGTAATCCGTCTTCATACTGTTTGTCACGATCTTCCCTAGCTTCCTTGTCTTTCTCAATCAGATCAAGGTATTTAAGCGCGATCTTATCTAGATCATATGGGTTAATGCTTGAATCTGCCAAGTTTTCGTAAAAGTCTGGGCTTTCACTAGGTGTTTTTAGCTCTTCTAAACGAATAATCGCCGACCCATCAGGCAATTCTTCTACATCTGAGATATCATCAAGAATCTCATAGATAGAATCATTCTCATCTACAGTGTCTTCAGTGCCTGAGATATGACGATCATAATCTTGAGGGATTGGCATTTGTTCAGCCATGTTTAGTCCTTAGTAATGCATAGCGCATTGTGTCTATAGTAACATGACCGCCGTCTTTTCTGTTTAAAGGGCTGTCAGGGTTAAATGGGTTCATAGTGCCGGGTGCAAAACCAGCACCACCACTGCCTCTAGGCGATTTCGGCGCCTCAGGTGTAGGTAAACGTCCCATGTCTTGTAGTCGCTCTGTATAAGTGCGAGGACGAGTAGCTTCTTCTGCTGCTATTTTTTCAGCTTGCGCTTTACGGCTAGCTTCGAACAATGCATCTCTAGCAGCTGTTGGATCACCACCCTCTGCCATATGAATACGACCGCCGTGCTTGTGGCCTTCTGGCTTTTGAGTTTTAAATAGTTGTTTCAGCTCATCAACACTGATAAAACGAGGAAGATCTGGGTGTTGCTCGATAAGCTTGTTAAATTGTTCTGCACCTTTGCCCCAACTGCCTATGATGGCAGGCGTTAAGTGTTGCAGAACACTGCTTGTGTCATTACGATCTATAATACCGGCGCCTGCTAAGTCACGTCTACCTTCATCAGTAATTGAATAAATCGTATGAACATTTTGAGGGTTGTTTAAAAAATCAATTGCTTGATCACGATATTTTTCAATAATCGGTCTATTTTGCTTACCTTTAAACTGATTAAGCACAACAGTTGGATTGTCTTTAACCCACTGATCAAAATATGCATTTGACTCAGGCGTTGATTGAGTAGTATTTCCTTCTGTTTTGCCTAACTCGTAGTATTTAGCTTTAACATTAGCAGGAATGTCTTCCCACCTAGGCGAAACAACATTCATTTCAACCGTTGCATGCGGTTTATTTGACTTATCTCGTAATGTAAAGATCTTTGTGTCGCCACTAGCAACTTCATCTGTATAGCCTCCTACGCAGTGACCCATCATGTCACCTTCATTCTTGAGAGTCTTGTCAAGAAGTTCGTAGTTCTTTTTATTGCTGTATTGTTCCATTGCATGCTCGGCATGTTTAGTAGTGTCTACGAGTTGTTCGCCGGTTGCTTTATCGATAATGTTATGAACTGGTTTACCGAGTTCAGTAGTAAAAGGTACAAGCTCGTGTCCTTCTGATAAAGGATGCATCGTGGTAGGCAATTTCAAATCATGCCACTTGTCACCATTCTCATAAGCTTTGATTGGTGGAAAATGCTCCATGTCCTTGGCAGCAGTCTTTGCCATCTGCTTTTCACGGTAGTCATTGATCTTCGCAACATGGCGGACTGCATCTGCCATGGTCATACGCTCTAGTGTCTTAGGAGTCAGCGCTAGATGCGGAGGGACGTTTCCTATAAGAGAGCTTCTAAGCTCATCCATTAAATGGTCAAGACCAAGTTTTACATCAAAGTCGCTATCTAACTGATG